TGCCCCTGTAATTGCAGTGTGTCAAGCTGACGGCACAGGTGAGGGAGTTAAGTGGCTCAACATGGGTAATGTTGCCAATGCTAAGACATCTAAACAAGCTGAGGCAGACTGGATTCTTGGTATTGGTAAAACCAATGACGAGGGATTGGAATACATGAGACACTTCTGTATTTCTAAGAACAAGTTAGTTGGTGACTCTGATTCAATTCCTGACATGAGGCATGGTAAATTTGATTGTGTCATTAAACCTGATATTGCAAGATATGTAGATGTATGATAAAATATTAGTATAACTGGAGATAAATTATGGAAAATTTAATGGAATTATTTGCTGAAGAAGATGAACAAGAAAAAGCACCATGTAAATTTGGAAATATAGTAGTTGGTCATGCTTGTTATTGTCATCATGAATCCCCTGATGCTCCAAGAAAATGCTATATTTGGAGAGATGGAGATGATTGGAATAAAGAAAATTGTGAATTTTTTGAATCATCAGGTATAGAATGAACCCTATAATTTTAGATGTTGAAACAACCATTGATGTAAATGGAAACCCATTTTCAGAAAGGAATAAACTTTGCTATGTCGGACTTCATCATAATAATGTTTCTAATCTATTTGATATTGAATATAGTGGAAATCCGTACAGGGATAGACTTAACGCTATACAGAGTATCATTAACAATGACGCTATTCTTGTTGGCTTTAACATTAAGTTCGACTTGCATTGGATAAGAAAATATGGAATTAATTTTATGGATAAGCGTGTGTGGGATTGTCAGTTGGTACATTTCATACTCACTAACCAACAGAATCCCTACCCATCACTTAATAGTGTCGCTGAGTACTATGGTTTGGGTAGTAAGCTTGATGTTGTTGCTACTGAGTATTGGAGCAACGGCATTGACACCACTGACGTACCTAAGGACATTCTTGAGCAGTACTTAGAGCAAGACTTGTTATTAACAGAGGCAGTGTTTAAACGGCAGTATGAAGAAGTAATGTCTCTACCACAAGAACGACAACGATTGATTAGCTTACACAATCAAGACTTACTTGTTCTTGAAGAGATGGAGTATAATGGAATTTTATTTGATGAAGATAGGAGTTTAGAACTTGGTGCCTTATTGGAAGAGGAAGTCAGATTATTGGACGAAGAATTGGCTAAGACTTTTTCTATTGATGGTTTTAACTTTAATAGTAAAGATCATCTCAGCTGTCTTTTGTATGGTGGACGCATTACTATACCCAAGAAAGAAGTTATTGGAACTTATAAAACTGGTGAGAGAAAAGGTCAAGTCAAAGAGGGTTGGGTAGATCATCACTATGATATGCCTAGATTAATAGAACCATTAAAAGGAAGTGAGTTAAAGAAAGATGGGTATTATAGCACAGATGAACAGACGCTTAGAAGCCTTAGGGCTTCAGGAGTTTCTAAAGGAGTTATTCAACTTATCCTTAAAAGGAGTGGACTTGAAAAGCGTAGAGGAACTTACTATTCAGGACTCCCTGAACTCAGAGAAAGTCAAGGTTGGCATAAAGGTACGCTACATGGACAACTCAACCAGTGCGTTGCTAGAACTGGTCGCCTTAGTTCCTCAAAGCCGAATCTACAAAATTTTGATGGAGAAATAAAAGAACTGTTTTATTCACGATATTAGGAGAAAATTATGAGTGATGATGTATTTGAATATGATGATTCAGGATATGATGAGTTTGACCATCATGCTAAAGTTATGCAAGAAGAAGCTTATTTCTATCACACATTAGAAGACTTTCAAGCTTTTGTGAAAGAACTTGGTGCTAGATATGTTTTAGATGAAATGAGTAAAGAAACTAGAGAACTATTAAAAGGAGCATTAAATGACTAGAGATGAGATTGCATTAAAAGCTATGGAAGCATTAATTATTGCAGACCATGTAAGACGAGAGAATATTCCTGAAGAAGCCTATCGTATAGCAGACGCTATGTTAGAGTTAAGTGATGCTCATACAGGGTGATGCGTCAGCACTAGAGTGGCGATGTGCTGCTTTCTTAAGTCAAGATAAGGTTGCTTATGAAGAGATATGGAATAATGTCGATCAACACACTGATAATCAGACTCGATTTGGACTCCCATCAAGACTTATTGCAAAGACCTTTGTCTTTAGACTCATCTATGGTGGTTCGGCTTATTCTTATGCTAATGATCCTAACTTTGCTGAAGTAAGTAAGAGTGAGAAGTTTTGGCAAGGAGTCATTGACGAGTTCTATAACAAGTATAAAGGACTTCACAAGTGGCATACGAAGTTAATGCAAGAGGCAACAACGACTAAAAAAGTAATACTTCCAACTGGTAGAATTTATCAGTTTGAACCTGAATTAAGACGAGGGGAGAAGGTGTTCCCTCGCACCACAATCTTGAACTATCCTGTACAAGGGCTAGGTGCAGATTTGATGACAATAGCAAGGGTATCACTTTATAACAGAATGAGGAAACTAAACTATGAAAAAGCTAGGCTTGTCAATACGGTTCATGATAGTATTATCATTGATTGTGATAGTAGCCATGTTAGCACTTTAGCAAAAACTATGTTAGATGTGTTTGAAGATGTACCTAAGAACTTTCAGAAGATGTTTGGTAAGGAATTTAACCTTCCAATGAAAGCTGAAGTACAGGTAGGAAATAATTGGAAAGATATGGAGGTTTGGAATGAAACAACATAAATGGTATAGACAAATAGTAATTGTTATTGGATTAAGTTTATTATTAGTTGGATGTGGTAGTAATTCAGTATGTGTGAATGGAAAAATGTATTATCAAGACATTGGCACAAATGTTTATTTTAGAGACATTGATGATAAAAGGGAGTGTATAAATGGCGCAACATAAATGGCATAAAGAAATAAAAGCATGGGCTGATGGTGCGGAGATTGAAGAAAGATGGATTAGTCAAAATACAGAAGAAGATGAATGGAGAGAAGCACAAACAAGTCCAATGTGGGATTGTGATGGTCTTGAATTTCGCATTAAACCACAAAAAACAGAACCATTAATTATTCCTGAAGAACCTGTAGCTGTAGTTTATTCAATGCAAGATGGATATGTAGGTCAAATGATAAAGAAAGGCTTGCCACATAAAACATTATTATATGCACATCAAGATAAACCACAACCTAAAGAGCCACAATATTTATATGTGTTTAAAGGTTTTACCAATGAATTAAAAGTTTCAGAAAAATTACATCAATTTGAATATCAAGGAATGTATTTAGGCAAAATTAAATTAGAAGAATAACTTCACTTTGTTTCAGTTATTTAATAGTTGACAAGTAGTATGGATATGGTATAATATATGTATAGTCTTATAAAAAGACTAATAAACAAGGAGATAGTATGATTATAGAAATTATTGATGTAGGAACCCCTGAGTCAGTAAAAACTGGTAAGGGACAATATCAGACATTACAAGTTAGTTTCAAGAATGAGCAAGGTCAAGTGCAAGGCAAGAAGCTTATGTCATTTAGTAACCCTGCTGTATTTAAGGATATTCAGGGCTATGCCAAAGGTGATCGTGTCGATGTAGTTACAGTTAAAGAAGGTGATTACTGGCAGTGGAAAGCTATTGCTAAAGAAGGTGAAGCACCTCCTAGAGTAGAAGCTTCTAAATCAACTGGTGGCGGTGGTAAAGTCATTGGTAGTAATTATGAGACAGCAGAAGAAAGAGCTAGACGACAAGTATACATCATTCGTCAATCTTCTCTATCAACTGCGGTGGAATTGTTAGGTCAAGGTAAACCAGTAAGTGAGGTTATCAACACTGCTAAACAATTCGAGGCTTATGTCTTCTCTAAAGAAGCTGATGGCGAAGTAGATTAATGGAAGCTTTACTAGACGGAGATATATTCGCATTTCGTGTGGCTTGTACCACAGAGAATGACAACGAGGCTATTGCCGTCTATCGTGTCAACGAGATGATTGAGAATACTTTAGCTGAGGTGGAAGCATCTGAGTATAAATTATTCTTGACATCTCCTGACAATTTCAGGAAGCAAGTTTATCCTGAATACAAGGCTAATCGTACTGCAACCAAACCTAAGCACCTACAATTTCTTCGAGACTATCTTGTAGAGAGTTGGCAAGGAACAGTGGCTACTGGAATGGAAGCAGACGATTATCTTGGTATTAATCAAAATGAATCTAGCATCATTTGTTCCATAGATAAAGACCTATTGCAAGTGCCTGGAAAGCACTACAACTTCGTTAAAAAAGAGTTCTATGAAGTAGATGAAGAAACTGGATTTAGAAACTTTTACACACAACTATTAACAGGTGATACTTCTGATAACATAAAAGGTATAGCAGGGATTGGACCAGTGAAGGCTAAGAAAGCCCTTGCTGAGTGTTTTACAGAACAAGAAATGTTTTCTACTGTTAGAGAGATGTATCAAAATGATGAATGGATGATAATGAATGGTCAATGCTTATGGATACTTCGTTCATTAGATGATTCGTTTAAACATCATTTTGAAAGACTAGCTAATGGCGAATAAAGAATGGACGGAAGGTCGTCTTAAATCATTTATAACTTCTACCTTACGAGGTGGATTTAGAAGGTATCCTCCAAAATATGAATCTCTTAAAGAAGCTCAAGTTGGTAAAAAAATTAACGACAAATCTCAACGCTTGGCTATGCACTATGAGTGTGCTGGATGCAAAGGGCATTTCCCTGCTAAGGAGGTTCAGGTGGATCACATACTTCCTGTGGTGTGCCCTAAGAAAGGATTCGAGTCGTGGGATATATTTATTGCACGGCTCTTTTGTTCATCGGATAATTTACAAGTACTCTGCAAAGGTTGTCATGAAGAAAAAACAAAAACGGAAAGGGTAAAGCGTGTTAGTAAAAGGACTAAAAGCTGATGGCTCTTTCGAGAGTGTAGAAATAGATGAGCAAGAAGAAGAAGTATTATTAAAGATAGTAGCAAATTATATAGTAAGAAATTGTGTGTTAGAACAAACGGAAGATGGTCATGAGATTTATTTGCACTACCTTCCTGATTGGGTATTTGAAGGAAAAATACAATGAGTAAAAATGATATAACAGGTGATTCAATTAGAAGTAAACCATTGTCTAAAGAAGCAGAAGACAACTGGGATAGAATATTTGGTAAACGCATAAGAGAGCAAAAACTTTCTAATGACGATATGTTACCTGAATATGAATTGCATAAATCAACTGGAGAACTTTCTCGTATTGATCTTATAGGTCAAAACGGAAACACTGGAGAGCATTATGACGAGTAAGATACTATTATTAGATATAGAAATGGCTCCAAATGTAGCTCATGTATGGGGTATATGGGATCAGAACATTGGTCTCAATCAACTTCAAGAGAGTAGCTATGTAATGTGCTATGCCGCAAAATGGCTAGGCGACAAGAAAATGATATTTGACTCTGTAAAGAAAAGTGGAGATAAGAAGATGTTAGCTGGCATTCATAAGCTTCTTGATGAAGCTGATGCTGTCATCCACTACAATGGGAAACGATTTGATATTCCATCACTCAATAAAGAATTTTTATTGCATGGAATGTTTCCTCCAGCTCCTTTTAAAGAGATTGACTTATTGACTGTAGCTAAAAGTAGATTTAGGTTTGTATCGAACAAACTAGACTATGTAGCACAATCATTGGGTTTAGGTAAGAAGACTGAACATAGTGGTCATGAGTTATGGGTACAATGTATGGCAGGTATCCCTAAAGCATGGAAACTTATGGAAGAGTATAATAAGAATGATGTTATTCTTTTAGAGAAAGTTTATGAGAGATTTAAACCTTGGATTAAGAATCATCTCAATCATAACCTTCTTGACAACACTGACTTATGTTGCCCTACTTGCTCTTCTAAGAACTTCCAAAGAAGAGGATTTAACTTAACAAGTGCAGGTAAATATCAACGCTATCAGTGCCGTGCTTGTGGTAATTGGTTTAGAGATAATAAGAATCTTAAAGAAAAAGGTTCTCTAAAAGTAATGAGTATTTAAGGAAAACAAATGAAAACATTAGCAATCATAGTACTAGCATTAATAACAATAAAAGTTTATGCTTGTGAAACACAAACCATTATTATAGATGGTCGCATTATTACCTGTACAACTTGCGGTAATGTAACTAATTGTGTATAATATGTTACACACATTAAGAGGTATTATTCTAATAAGTTTAATACTAAGTTGCAGTGGTTGTGCAGATTTTCTTGTGAATACATCAGGAACTTTTGTTGGAAACATTATATCTAATAAAGTCATTAAAGAAATGGAAAAGGAAGAGGTGAAGAAATGAGTGCATTAAAAAAACAAGTAGAAGGAGATCATTATAAGAAATATACTATACAACCCATAGAGTTTATAACTAAAAACAATATACCTTTTATCGAGGGAAACATAATTAAATATATCTGCAGATGGAAAGACAAGGGTGGATCTAAAGACCTAGATAAAGTCATTCACTATGTAGAACTATTAAAAGAATTGAAAACATGATAACATTAACTGAATTACAAGAAAAGATTATTGA